TCAACGCTAAGGCAGGACGCTGGTACACCAAGCGCGATGGACAGGACGAACCGCAGTTCGAGGTCACTGACATGACCGCGGTGTTCGACATGCCGGGCTTGCAAACAGGTTGGTTTAAGTTTGCAGCAAATGTTGCCCCCGAAAAGGTAATGGACCCATCGTTTAGCGAAGCTGCCTCCAATCCGGGCCAGGACTTTAAGCGTGGCTTTCAGCTCGATCTCTACTCCGAGAAGAACCTGCTGGGTTTGCGCGAGTTCAGTTCCACCGCCGGCATTGTGATCGAGGCGATGAACAGCCTCTATGATCTGTGGATGGCGGCGCCCGAGACGGCGACCGGTAAGCTTCCGGTGGTGCGCTGCGTTGGTGTCCAGCCGGTTACCAACAAGCACGGCACGAACTATCAGCCGAAGTTTGAGATCGTCGGGTGGACTGATCGGCCAGAGGCGTTCGGCGATGCAGGGCTGCCTGCACCTGTCGCGCTTGCAGCCTTACCGGTTGCCGCAGTTGTTACCGCAGGGCCGGCCGCGCACATGCCGCCGCCGGCTGCGGCCGCAATGGCACCTGTATCGGCGCCAGCCCCTGTAGCTGCAGGCGCGCCACTGTTCTGATCAATTCTGGAACGGTGCCGGCTGCCTCAAACCCGGCCGGCACCTTCCATGCAACTTCGAGTGTAAACATGGCCTCTGTAGTGCAAGCAATGCTGGAACCGGACAGCCGGGCGATCAAGGAGCACATTGATGCGCTGTTTGCCCCTGCGTGCGAAGAGTACGCCGCCGGGCTGATCGAACTGCGCTACGGCTACGCCGCTGCGCTCGACCGTCATGCCTATTTCAACTTGCGGGATGAGGGGCGCGTTGAAGCAGCAGCATTTGCCGCCGGTCGCAACCGTGAGGGCTGCAACGTCTACGTTGGGGTTAATCCGCGCAAACCGTCGATCGATCTGAAGCGCGCAGCCAGCGACAAGGATGTTGAAATCGCGTTCTGGCACTTTGCCGATCTCGACGACGCAGGCGCTATCGCTTTGGCGCAGCAGCGCCTCAACGCGCTGCCGCCTGCCATGTCGGTGACGACCGGCACGACGCCCCACCGCAGAGCACATCTCTATTGGCTGCTGGACGCAGCAATCGGCAATATGCCGGCATGGGTCGACCGTCAGCGCGGTGTTGCTCAGGCCCTTCAAGGCGACAGTGTTATTAACCCGTCACGGATCATGAGACTGGCAGGAACTGTCAACTTCCCAGCTCCTCACAAGCTCCAGCGCGGGTACCGGGTCGAACTGACCGCACTGCGCACTGTTTATGAGGACGAACGGCCCCCTGTGAGCCCGGAGTGCATCGCAGCGGCCTATCCGTGGGCGGGTCCATCATCTGTAGACAGTAAAAATCCGGCACCCACCCAAACCACTCTGCAAGCGATCCGCAAGACCCGGGTCGAGGATTTGCTGGCGGCCTGTTGTTCAGGCCACGAATGGCACAACAACATGATCCGATTGGTCGCGCACATGGCAAGCGCGGGTCGAACCAGCGCCGAGATCCTGGCGCTTGCCGAGCATATCACCCTGTCAGGTTTTACCGCTGACCAGACCCGCCGAGAGATGGCCGGTGCGCTGGCGAGCGCCCGCAGCAAGTGGACGATACCAGAACCTGTGGACGACGGGGCTGCTGAAGATGTGGCGCGGGCGAATGACAGCGAAGATTTAGTCGTCGTTGACGCATTTGACTTTGTGGAAGTTGATATTCCTGTTCGCCCTTGGTTGGTTCCCGGTGCGGTCCTGTCGGGATACACACATATTCTCGCTGCCCCCGGCGGTACGGGCAAGAGCCTGTTCACCTTGCAATTCGCAATCTCGCTTGCCGCGGGGATCCAGTGGGGCGCGTTCACCCCGCGCCGTCGTTGCCGCTCCCTCATCATCAATGTCGAGGATGACCTCGATGAGCAGCGTCGCCGACTTGCCGCTGCGGCCAGGGTTATGAGCGTTGATCCGCAGACACTGCGCGGGTGGATTTATCTGGTCGACTCTTCCCAAGGCGTGGTTGTCGCCGCGCACGATCCGATAAAACGGTCACTTATCATGACCCCCGTTGCGGGCAAGCTCAGGGACTTTATTAAAAAACATGCCATCGACGTTCTCTGGGCGGACCCCTTCGCCGAGACGTTCGAAGGCGACGAAAACGACAACAGCGAGGTCAAGTGGGCCATGAAAATCTGGCGCGATGAGGTGGCCCGCGCCACCAAGTCAGCCGTATATCTGGTCCACCACACTACTAAGCACGCCGGCAACGGTGCGGGTGATGCCAATGTAATTCGGGGGGCTGGTGCCATCGTCAACAGCACCCGGATCAGCGCCACATTGATGCCGATGACGGCCGATGAGGCGACTGCCATCGGAGTGGAGCAAGCCGAGCGGCACCTTTACGTCCGGTATGACGACGCAAAAGCCAACCAATCGCTCAAGTCCGGCACGGCACGTTGGTTACGCAAAGAGACTGTTGTGCTCAACAACGGCGCTGGCCTGCAAGAACCCGATGAGGTTGGCGCGCTGGTCCCATGGATACCGCCAGATGCATTCGATGGCATCTCGCTCGCCTCCATCAGCATGGTCCTGGACCGTGTTGAAGAGGGCATGATCGACGCCACCGGAGCGGTCACAGGGGTGCGCTTCACTGCCTCCGCCAAGGGTGGCTCCAAGGACAGTGGCCGGTGGGTCGGCGGCCTGCTCATGGAGTTGCTGGGTATGAAGGAGGCCCAAGTGAAAAAGGTTATAGGGACGTGGTTGGCAACCGGTGTTCTGGTCGAACAAAACTATCATTGTCCAGAGCGGCGGCGGGATCGCGCGGGGCTTTTTGCACCTTACGACAAGCGCCCCGGAGCGACTTCATGACCGCGCCATATCGTAAAGTGATTTGGCGCAAATTAGGCGCAACCGATGCGCGCCAAATACCGGGAGCCCTTAAGGGTGGAGGGTTTAGCGCAAAGCGCGCCAAATGGCGGCGCGTTTTTGCGCACAACCCGCACACCACCCTTCGTAGGGGCTCCCGTTCGCTTCGGCACAGCAAGGGAGAATTGGCCTGTCCAATGAGCCATAAAACCTCGTTGTCGCAAGCAGTCGGAAGCACGGTTTTGCTTCAGTCGCAAGCCTGTCGGAAGGCGTCGGAAGCACGGTCGCAAGCTGTCGGAACGCGCAGTCGCTTACCCCCCATACCCCCTAAGGGCTTCCGACTGCGCTTCAGGCGCATCGTCCGCCTTAATTTTAACAGAGAAAGGATGCCTCTCATGAAGGGCGCACCACCTATCCGTCATGGTCAGATCAGCGACCTGCAGGTCATCATCAACTGCGTCGACCAGCGAGGTCGGGAACTGGACCAGCATTATGGGATCGGACGTTTGCCCATGCTGGTGCCGATCGATTGGGCAGAACGGTTCCACGCTCAGCACAAGCTGTTCAACGCTGCGGTTTGGGAGTTTGATCTTGGGGCTGTTCGCCAGCAGGGTGACGCGATGCTGCGCGCTTACGACAAGCTCGATCAGTTAGCCCGCGAGGACAAGGGCGAACCGCTGCCGGTCGACCAATGGGAGTTCGAGACGCAGCAAGGCCTCGTCATCTTGGTGCGGGACCTGCGCGATACCGGCCGTGTCCAGTTCTATGGCCGTAAAGCCCAGGTCTGGTCGCTCGACGAGATCGCCAATGTCATCCGCTGCCATCCCATGATCGCTGCTGCCAAAGACGCGTTTGTCGGCGCGCAGGTGGTGAGTGTCCGGCCCTCAAAGGTCGCCATTGATGCGCTCAACGATGAGCTGTCGGACATTCCGTTCTGATGGGGGCCGTTTCGATATCAGCCGTTTTGATACCGGCGGTCCTGACGGAGGCGCCAATGCCCCGAACCTCAACCCCGGACCGGACGACGGTGGTCCGTACCGCCAAGCACAAAACCACCGTCGTCCGCACCATAAATCAACCTAAAAAATGGAGAATATTCATGGATATACCCACTTTGTCTGTGCCGGGTTGCAGTGCAACCCCTGATGCAAAAGCTATTACTGTGGCCAAAGGCTCCGTTGTTGCCCTCGACCTAGGCACCACTACCGGTTGGGCGCTGCGGGGCAGGGGTGATTTTATCACCAGCGGCACCGTATCGCTGAAGCCCTCCCGCTTTGACGGCGGCGGAATGCGGTTTGTGCGGTTTAGGCGCTGGCTGGAGCAACTCGATAGCGATGCAGGCCCCATTGAAGCAATTTATTACGAAGAAGTGCGCCGACATGTCGGCACCGATGCTGCCCATGTTTATGGCGGACTACAGGCGGTCCTCACCGCCTGGTGCGAGGAGCATCTGGTTGCCTACCAAGGCGTACCTGTGGGCACCATCAAACGGTTCATTGCAGGCAAGGGCAACGCCGACAAGGCTGCGGTCATTGCCGCTGTAAAGGCAAACGGCTTTGCGCCTGCTGATGACAACGAGGCTGACGCCATCGCCATCCTGCTCTGGGCGCTTGAGACCTGCGGAGGTGTGCGATGACCAGTTGGCCTATCCTTGGCCATGCCGCAAAGGTTCTCGAAGAGCGCCGCGATGATTATGGAGATCCTGCCGAGCAGTTCCAAGCGATCGCCGATCGCTGGTCGATCACTTTGGGCACCCCAGTCACCCCGGCACAGGTCGCACTGTGCATGATTGATCTAAAACTGGTCCGGCTCGCTTATGATCCAGGACACGTCGACAGCGTGGTTGATGTCATCGGCTATGCCGCGCTGC